CACATTGTTGCGTACTTTTTCGGAAACTTCGTGAGCCCCCTGATCGCTTCGGAATTCAGCTTCAACAGTGATTTTCTTTTTGCGAAGCGTTCTTGGATCACCTGATGACGTGAGTTGGATTCGAATAGCACGTTTCCTCGTCTTCGGGTCTCCAGAGGTAGAAAGCTCTTCAGAGATATAATCACTCACACGACTCTCTTTAAGACAATCCATCTGTTCCTCTGAAAAGAAGCGAGAGATGGGCTTAACGTCTACACTTTCAGTCGAAAGCACGTCTCGTCGAGAAAAGACAACAACTTGTTGCGCTTCATCAAAGAGTGCTTCAGTTGTGGGGGCACATGTGCCGCAAATGGGAAGATCTTTCATACTTGCGACAACGTCCTGAATGACGTGGGTATGTTCAAAAAGTTTTGCGCACTTGAGACACTCATGAGAATGTTTCACGCGCTGCGTGGAAATTTCCAGTTGTGAATGAATCATGTCCACTTTCCCCACCCTCTCGCCTCCATACCACCGATAAGCGCCATATAAAAGAAGTGGAACAATGGCAGCAGCAGCACAAATTAAGGGGTGTTCGCTAACGACTGCACGCACCTTATCCAACCATTCATGGGCAATAGTAGTAAAAGTCTGCGCACTCGCTTTAAGAGTGGTGAGTAGAACAGAGGGTTGAGTTGGGACCACGGCTGCAACCAATGGAGTGACATTAATGGCCGTGACAACGCTACAACGCGCCGCGGAAGCAAGTTCAGCAGGGGAAGAAGCATGCCACACATTATAGGGATGATCACCTACAATTCTCTTCCAAAGGGGAACATTATCCTCCTGAGAGAGAGAAACACGATGCGTGTTAATTTCATCAACGAATCGGGTCGGAAAGACGCAGCGCAAGTTATCGATCTCACTCACGACAGACAAAATCTGTAATGAAGAGAGCGAGAGCAATTCATTCTTGGTCTTAAGTCTGACCGTATTCCGATCAAAGTCAGTCTGTGAAAACTCACCAGGTTCTACTTCAGGTTGTTTCCAATAGTCTAAAATGAATTGTGGAAATCGAGGCATCCCAATTTGAGCAGTAGGCAGCTGGGATGACGTTGAAGGTTGGGGTCCACACACCTGCTCTACGTCACCAATAAGTGGAGACACAGCAAGCTTCGCAAGAAATTCATGCATTTCCGCACTTCTCCGGAATTTTTGGGTGTATCTTTTGGTGGCAATAGCAATAAACTGGCGATATGAAATCCAGGTTTGGCCATCAACCTTGATAACGTCTCCGGTCAAGGGGTCTTCAAGTCGAATTGCGTAAACATTTTCGTTCGTATGCGTTCCGAACTTCTTGTAAACCTTGTCGGGATCCAAGAATTGTGGATTAATTCCAACCCTTTCATTTCTGGTAGAGCAAAATTCCGCAAGGGCACGAACAGTCACATTCAAATCAACACGTCGCCTGAGTGCAATTACATCAGTAATAGATTGGGGACAATAATTATGAATAGGCGTATTTGATGTGCAAACAACAACCTTTGAATTGAAACATGTAGCGCCCTTGTCAGAAAGCTCAGCCATGTGGAGAGGCAACTTGGTCAAATTTCCAGTGCGGATAATTTCCATGATTTCCATATTAGGATTGGCAGGTGTGTCAATCATCTGGAAAATATCATCGAAAAGACAAATTCGCTGATTCTTATAGCCATCCCAAAACTCATTCTCCACCGTTCTAGTGTATATTTCTTGGGTGACATCAGGGATGCCCTTAACATCACGAGGAATTCCATCAATCTTGAGTAATTCAGTGGCCAAGCAATACATTAGTCCAGATTTACCCTGACCAGACTCGCCAGACATATAGATGACAAGAGGTTCATGTCGAGGTCCACTTGTAAATGCACTCGAGGACCCTGCTTTTTCATAGTACTTCCGCAGAGCCTGCCAATGGACATTGAAAGGCTGCATAATGTGGCGATCGAGCTTGAGCGCCGAGGCTTGTTGATTGAATTGAAAGCCCTGGCGATAAAGTTCTTGAACACGTGCACACAAAGCTGGTTCACGATCGAGACGATCAAACGTTCCGAGTTCTATAAGTTGTTGAACATCAATAAACCATTGTTGAATTCCAGACATAAATACTTCGAGTTCCGAAATCTCAGTTGGAACTCCATACTTAATGTGAAAGATGTTGGAAACGACCTTGCCAACAACCTTCCCGATACCTTCAAATGCCATGGAAGTTCCACGAACAGCTTGACCGAGAGTAGTGACTGATTTCATCATAGACGAAACCTCACTATCCTTGGGTATCCGAGAAAGGATAACTGTGCCAAAACAAACGGCAATGACAGTGACAAGACTTGTCAAGAGGTCAACCCCAATCTGGGCGCGTGGCGCAGGGGAGATGAGTGCAAAAAGAGAGGACATATGATTTTTAATGTACTCCCACGCACTAAACGCTAGAGCTGAAGTGACGTTAAAGGAGCACAACATGTCGACGAAGAGTGCAAAAAGCGATTTGGGGTCAGACATACCAAGGCGAAGGGCAACAAAAATCTTGCAACACAGTGAAATGCATCGCTGAATGAGTGATTGGGCAACAATTCCAAGACCCTGGAGCATTCCCTGGCAAGCAGTGATCATTTCCTGCATCCCGTCAATCTTGTGATTAACTCCAACGTCAAACAACGCTTGAGTTTTGGCAATACTAAGAGGACGAAGACGCGTGATTAGAGCACTATAATCTTTATCACGAACGTTGAGTTTAACAGTGAATGTGCCATCAGCAGTTCGAATTGTACCAGTGATAAGTCGTCCCTCCGTAGATGTAAACAGAGGGATTGTTTTAATGCCATGTTGTTTAATGACACTCAAAAACTTAGAATTCTTGGCAGCATAATTAGATTCGAGAACAAGTTGCTTGAGTATAAAACGCCTAAGGGTGTTGTTTCGCGTTTTATCTACAAGTTGATTAACTTGCATATGTTCGAATCGAGTGGCGATCTGAGCTCGAATTGGGTTCAGAAAAACCAAAGGGTCAATGTCCTTCTTACTTTGTCCGTGCGCACACCAAACATGAGCGCAAAAAGATTCAAGAGTCTTAAAGCGAACATCTTGGCACAATAACTCCTTACATACATGGGGGAAGAGCCAAGTGCAACTTTGAAGATGGGCACTTGCTTCTTTCCACTGAATTTTCATCCCACATAGACATTCGACTTTCGCTAAACAGCGTGTATTAGCCAAATGTTGGATCCGTGCTTTGACAGATTTGTGAGGTTTGTCGCACAGCGTGCAGACATGTGAGGTGGTAACCATGCGATCAAGGATCGCGGAATGTAGGGGGATT